CGAGTTTGCCGACCTTGCGGTACGACAGGTCGACTGCACGCCCGGTGGCGTGCACGCTCAACGATTCCTTGCCGCGCATGTTGCGCACCACCCAGGTGCCGTTGTTCCAGAGCGCACCGTCCGAGAGTGCCGTGACTTCGCGGACGAACTGCTCGAGCCCGGCACGCTTGCCGTTGGCAGCACCGTCCTTGGTGCCGGTGTACGGGCGAGTCATCGCCTTACTTCTTCTTGGCTGGTTTGCCGTTGCCGAACGCTTCCTTGATTTCCTCCGCCGTCAAGTCTCCGTCAACCGAAGCGGCCGCAAGTTTCTGGATGACCTGAACGCACGCCATGATGCCCGACAGAATCGCCGCCTTGGCGACACTGACACCAATCACCGCACCACCGGCGATCGCCGGGAGTGCGTTGGCGAGGAAGAGGGAGAAGAGCCGCTGGCCGAGGTCGAGGGCTTTTGCGATGGTTGCGTTGGATTTGATGTTCACTTCAGGTGTCGTCACTGTTCTCTCCTCGTATGGTCAGCCACAAGTGTACCGAAACGACGATGAGCGTGACCAGAGAAGCCTGATAGAGCGTCGACCCGGTGAGGGTGAGGAGCACCATTGCGGTGCCTGCCCACGTCCACGAGTTCTCGAGGATGTATTCACGCCACTTCATTGTCTTCTCCTGGTCACCGGGGCGACCACCGTCAACAACACGATCGCGTTGACGGTCTTTCGTTGTTCTTCGGTTATACGTGACCCGTCAGGAAGCCACGACGCCTTGCATTCATAGGCGTTCACATACGGTGGTTGAACCTCAACCTCGCGGCATTCGAGCGTTTGAGCGTTCGCCTGGGATGCGAACAGGACAATCAGCAGGGCGGGTAGAGCTGCGAAGGCTCTACGCTTCATCTCCGCTTGGTGGTGCTACGAACTCGTCGTTCTCAGCGTCATAGGTGTCGCCGATTCCTGCGTACTTGCCACGAAAATTGGCGTGGTACGACGTTTGCAGCCATTCGCCTGCCAGACCTAGCGAAGCGATGAACGCCTGACCGACAGGTTCTGACGCAGGGAAGTCGCCGCCGCCGCAGTCGTCATTCGCGACGACGATCACCATGTCGACCTGTTTCTCATCGTTGATGTGTGCGAAATGTGCCATGTCAAATCTTAAACCTGACCAACACTATTCCAGACCCACCAGTTCCCGGCGTGTTGTCCGTTGCTGATCCGGCGCCGCCGCCACCGCCGCCCGTGTTCACGGATCCGTTCGTCCCGTTGCCACCTGAACCACCAGCGCCGCCGCCGCCAGTTCCGCCAGTTCCGCCAGTCGTCGATCCGCCGCCACCACCGCCGCCGCTTCGTATCGTCGTAGCTGCCGTTTCACCGCGCCACGAACTGATGTCAGTTCCAGCGCCGCCGTTTCCACCTGTGGCGCCTGACCCGGCTGAACCTACACCGCCGCCGCCGCCGCCACCACCGCCTGACGCGGGCGCGCCAGCCGCCGCCGAACCAGCACCGCCAGCGTTGCCACCCAAACCAGCGCGGCCAGCCTGACCATTGGCTGACCCGCCGCCGCCGTTCCAACCGTCATTTCCGCCGAATCGCGCGTCAAATTGTGAACCGCCGCCACCGCCACCCATCGTTTGCGCGACGCTTAAAATCCCGGATGGGTTGCCTGGCGCGCCTGCCAGTCTTGTCCCAGTTCCGCCGCCGCCGCCGACCGTCACGGTGGCGTTCGCTGATAAATAAATCGTTGACAACGAACTGAAACCCATGATCTGTCCACCGCCGCCCGCGCCTGTGTATCCGTAAGCCCCACCAGCGCCGCCGCCGCCGACCGCCAGAATGTCGAACAGCCCCGATTTAGTGACAGTTAATGTTCCAGAACTGGTGAAAGTCAGTTCGGTGTAGTTCTGTCCGCTGACCGTAATGGTTCTGGACGACGCACCTCCTGTTGCTACACCGTAAGTTGTGCCGCCACCGCGAAAAAAGATTGCTGCTGACGCGCTGGTGAAATAAACGACTCCGCCCTCCCATTGCGCCAATGTCGGTGCCGTACCAGCCGAAGAGTTGAGAGTCAGACCCGCACCAGCGACCAGGCTGATCGTGCCCGAGCCAATCGAGTGAACCCACACTGCGTCACCGGCATCGAACGTCGAGTTCGGGATGGTGACGGTTCCAGCGGAACCCATGTTCATCACTTCGCGTGTGCCCTTGTCGGCGGCCACAAGCGTGTAGTTCGCGGTTTGTGTTGAGACCGACAGATTGAAGTCGTTGGTTTGCAGGTCGTTCATCTGCTGCGCTGTGAGCGTCTGCCCGGCGGTGAAGGTTTGCTTGGCCATACGGGTGCTTATCCTAGCCCAACGTCGACGTCGTCAAGAGCAGAAGTGTCCAGGATGAATGCGGTCAGCAGTTGCGCCTGCCCGAGCCCGAGCGTCACCGTATGGCTGTTCGGTGTGATGTTGTGGGTGATCTGCTCGACGAACATCGTCTTTTGCACCGTCGTTGGCGAGCCGACGGTGAAGCTCTTGGTCACCGACACCAAGTCACCAATCTCCAACGTGGAGACCGCCTCGGCGTTCGCCGCCGACAAGCCGTTCAGCACGACGCTGATTTCGTTGAAACGGAACACCGGGTCTTTGTATTTGTCACGTAGGTTTTGGGCGAGTGTGGTGCCTGCTGCGAGGGTGGCGAGTGGTACGTCGTTGAGGCTCAATGTCTGGATGCCGAACTCGGCTTGTGATGTGGCGTCGGCTGCGGTCGCCAGGGCGAGACCCTGCACACCGATCTGGATGTTGTTGTAGAGGGTTTCGACTCCGTAGCCGACCGAGAGTCCTTGGTATGGGATGGCGGTCCCGCCCGAGTCTCCGAAACTCAAGGTTGCGGTACCGAACGTGAAATCGACGGTCGGTTGGAATGTTGCGGTTCCGCCACGACTGATGAAGAATCGGCCATCTTCGGCGATCACGACTGCGTCGATGGCGGATTTGACGTTGTCGTTGTTGTCGTAGGCGACGGTGCCGACGGTGAAGTTGCCGGTGGCGATGCTGCGTGTCGCGGTCGAGTAGCCGACCTCGGGCCGGTCGAGTATCGCTGAGACGCGGGCGGAGGTCAACTGGCTGGATGGGTTGAATGCGGTGAGGTTGGTGCGGCCGAGTTGGGCGAGGTCGTCGACGAGGCTGACGATGGCGCGTGAAATCCTCGGTTGTTCGTAGTCGATGTCGAGGTCTCGGACACGGCCGACGAAGAGTGGTTCGTCTCCTGCGGTGCCGCCGTAGATTTGGGCGTAGCGCATCGGTGCGATGCCGTACCCGGATTCAACGTAGGGTGACGCGGTGTTGGATGGATCGAAGGCGCGTTGTGATGCCTGGTCGTCGAGGATGATGGTGGCGACGCCGACGGGCATGGATGCGAGTTGGTCGGGTCTGCCGCGTCGGATGCTGGCGGAGAGCACGTATTCGGTGACGTCGGCGAAGTCGACGGTGCCGTCGAGGACGTTGGTGCCGTTGAGTTGGGAGGAGTCGAGTTGGAACTCGTTTTGGAGTAGCCCGGTGTCGAGGAGGACTTTGTAGGTTTGTCCCCAGATGGCTGTTTTTGCCATCGGTTAGACCGCCGTGTAGTAGCGCTGGTCGCCGCCGCCGAGATGGTAGGCACGCAGATAGTCGGCGATTTCCTGCCCGACCTGCTGCGGATTCACGACACTCGAGTTCACCGTCACCGTGACGTTCGATGCGCCACCGGTTGCGGCCGCCGCAGCAGCGGTGCTGCCCGTCGGGGTTGGCACGATCGGAACGAGACCGGGTGAACCTTGGTTCGCTGCGACACGTGGGAACTGGATGATTGCCGTTGCGAGTTCGTCGAGCGCAGCCTTGTAGTTGTTGATTGCCTCGGTCTCGTTGTCAAGCGCGTCTTTGTACGCCTCGGATGCGGAGAGCTGCTGACGTTGGGCCTGCTCGACTGCCTGCTGCAACGGTACGAGTTCTTTGTCGCCTTCGATGAGTCCTTGCGTGGAGATACGCAAGTTGCGGCGAGCCTCATTGAGTTTGTTGGCAACGGTGATCTGCTCGTCCTCGACGTCCTTGACGCGGAACTTGGCTTCAGCGAGGTCGATTTCGGCACGACGAATCTCGTCTGGCGTGGACTCTTTGTCCTTGCGAATCTCCGCCAGTTTGCGTTCCGCGTCACGAACCGCGATGACTGCTTCTTCCTGACTGAACTTGGCGCGAGCCACACCACGCTCGGCGGCAGCCACGGCCCGTTGGGCGTCGGCAATCTCCGCCGGTGAACCCGCCTTCTGGGCTTTCTGCAACGCTGCCTGGGCGTCGGCGAGAGCGGCGTCGGCGTCAGCCAAACCGATACGACTGTCACGAACCGCACGCTGCGACTGAACGAAACTGCTCGACGCAGCCTGCGCCGCCTTCAACACCTTCGCATACTCCTGAGCGGGTTTGATTGCTTCCTTCACCGCACCGCCAGCACCCTTGGTTGCGTCGCTGAACTTGCCGGTCGTGAACGTGCTCACACCGTAGGAGCGGGCCAACCCTTCCAACCGGTTCACCTGCGTAGCGATGAGGTTGACGTTGGTGGAGAGGGCAGAGTTGAGGACTTTTACCTGAGTCGTGAGGAAAATCACTCTCTGCCCGGCGACGCTGGATACGCCGTTGAAGTTGTTGAAGTATTGCGCGGTCGTAGACGCCGTCTGATTCGTTCTATCAAGTTCATCGTTGACGCCAGCCATCTTCATACGCAACGTCACCAAGACGGCGACGAGTGCGACGAATCCTGCGACCACTGCCAGCACACCTGTCGTGGACATGGCGATGCCGAACTTCTTTGTGGCAAGTTCCGCGACCGTGGCCGCCAGCGCGACGGCTTTCAAGCCGAGCGACAATCCCATCATGATTCCCGTGAATGTCAGCACTGCGGCAGCGAGACCTGCGATCAGCGTCGAGTTGCGTTGAGCGAACTCGGCGAACGCCTGAAGAGGACCGAGCACCGCCTGAAGGACAGGAATGAACGCGGCACCAACCGCCTCTTTCGTTTCGGCGACCGTGTTCGACAGGATTTGCATCTGACCTGCGGTCGTCTGACCGGCAGCCTCAGCCGCACCACCGAACGTCTGAGTCAACTCGGCGAAGATTTGGTCTAGCGACTGACCTTCCTTGATGTTGTCCGCCAACGCAGGAGACAACGCCTTCAACGACTTGAAGTTGTCATTGTTCGCACGGGCCAACGCCTCGGATACCTGCACCAGCGGCACCCCGGTCTGCGTGGAGATGTCCATCGCCAACTTGAGTTGCTGCTGTGCCTTCGCCACGTCGCCGCTGCTGCGAACCAGACCCTCGAGCGCCGGACGCATCTCCGAATCCGTGAACACGGTCGAGCGCATCTGGGCGGCGATGAACTCTTCGGTCTGCGCAATCGTTTCCTTCGTCGCCCCGGCGACGACGCTCAAGGTCTTGGCGAGACGCGCCTGCTCAGCCTCATCTTCAATCGCGGCCTTCGTCGCCGAACTGATGAGAGCTGCCGTACCCGCGAACGCGGCGGTTGAGGCGACCGCAATCTTGTTGAACGAAGCCGACAGTTTCAGGGCTTCTTTGTCAGCCTCACCCAGACTGTCTTTGGCTTTGTCCTGAATCTGCTGGAACGCCTTGAACAGTTCTTTCGGGTCGGCCAGCAGCTTGACAAGGAACGAACGTTCGACGGCCATGACCGCCGATTCTACTCAGTGTGCGAGAGGCTCTTTCTCAGGTCGGCGAACTCGGCACGCAACTTCACCGCAATCTGCTGCGTCGTCATCCCGTTGAATCGTGACAAATCCTGCGGCTCATTCCACCACGCCTCATCCCAATAGCGGTGACGCGACGACGATGTCGTCGTGCGCGGCGAAGGATAGAAACGCCGACCAGAGAACACCGAGATGTCACCCGGATCGAGTCGTGCACCATGCTGACGCTTGAACCCTGGCACGACACCTGGGCGATGCTGCGGACGATAGAAGATGCGGGCAGGGTCCTTGGTCTGCGGGTCACCGACGACGTTGATGCGCTCAAGCAGTTGCACCCACACTTCACTCCACATGTGTCCTGGCACGGGCTTGGCCAGCGGCAGAACCAAGTGCCAGTGCTCGTCACCAGGCTGATGCGACCATGTCGTGTAGGCGAGATACTCGAGCCCGTCGAGCTTGGCGTAGTCGAATGATTCGCCGTCCATGTCGACGACGAGACACGTCACGTTCTTGACGTTGCGATTCCCTCGCGTTGACAGGTGGTAATACTCGACCGGCGACCAGAGGTCGCGTTTCGTCTTGTCGGTGTTCTCAATGCTGTGGGTGAGCGACGCCTCAAGGCCGAGCCACGAGATGGCGAACTGCTTTGGGTGGATGGTCTTGAGGTCGTCAAACTTGACTGCCTTGATGTCAGTAGGCATGGCGGGCCTCCTATGGTCACCCTACCGTCAGCGGGCTCCTGCTGCAAGCCTCTTGAATACGCGGTCAACGGCAGCCGAATACTCTTCGGCGATGAAGGACTTGTTGTCTCGAACCGCCTGCCAGAAGAAGTAGCCCTGCCGACCACGATGCCGAAGAAACTGCATGGTCGTGGGTCGGCGACGGCCACCGAACTCGGCACCGAAGAACACGTCGCCCATCGTCACCTTGGTCTTGCGTTTGCGGTTCGGTCGTGAAGCCGAAACGAACCCGCGTTTGTGGTCGAGCTTGATGGTCGGGATACGGTCACGTCTAGCACGCAAACCGTTCACCACCGCCTGAGCCTGCGACAACCCCGAAGAACCCGGTCGCTGCTGACCGTGCTTGGGTTGCGACCCCGCGTTCGCCTTGGCCCGATCTACGACGTGCTGCGCAACCTCTTGGGCTGCGATTCGCATCTCTTTGTTGAAGTCCGGCAACGCTTGACTGGCCTCGCGCAGAAAGTCCATGAGACCAGGTGCGGCGAATCCGACGTCACCGGCACGACCGATGGTGATTCTGTTGTCGGGCATGTCACCGATTGTAGGGCGTGTTCGGGTTCTGCTTCACGGTACGCCAACGCAGATACGCCACCATCGTCCAGAGCATTCGAGGTGATTCAGTCAGCAACACCGACGGCGCGATGCCGGTCTCGACCGCCAGATAGGCGATCAGCCAGTGGGCTGACTGCTCTCCAAAGGGACAATCTTGTCCTCCCCGGAAGCCGCCGAAATCTCGTCAACGGTGTCCAGCCACGCATCGAACTCGAGTGCGGTGACTTTGTTGCGGCGTTCGCAATGCCACGCCAACCAGGCGAGGTCGCGCACCTTCATCTCTGCTTCGACCTTGGCCATCGACTTGTCGTGGATTTCTTCGTATTTGACGAAGTCTGCGAATGCTACGACTGCAAGTCGTTTCTTGCCGTCGGTGCCGTGAACGGTCAACCCGAGTTTCATTGCCTAGCTCCTTGTGTTGTTGGGTTAGATCAGGCGACGGCCTTGGTGATTGCGCCCGAGATTGGGAACGTCACGTCGGCGGTGGCGAGTTCGCCGACCGCACCGTTGACCGGAGTCCACTCGGTCACGAGAACCGAGAAGGTGTACGACGGGTTCGCCGACGAAGCGGCAGCAGTTCCGTTCGGCTTGATGACGCAGGTGACTGCGGTCGAGCCGACGAGCGGGAAGAAGATTCCGTCGATGGCGTTGTAGTCGTTGTGGATGCTGAACGTCACCGAGTTGTCGATGAGACCCGAGACGCGGG